TGACAAAGACGACGGACTTGGCGACATTCGAGCAATCCTCAAGGAAGAGATGGGTAAGCACCACGCTGAACACATCAACAAGATGATGACTGCTGACAAGGGAACTGTTGCAGGGAACGATTTCGAGTCCCTCGACCGTGTTACTACTGGTGCATCCGCCTCCGCAAACGAGGACATGTACAGCATTGACCGAAGTGAAAACTCTTGGTCCCTCGCTGAACACGATGTAGACGCTGCTGGCGACCGTGTTCTTTCACTCGACCACCTTGACAATCTTTTCCAAAAGATTTGGACTCGTGGTGGTAACCCGAAGGTTATCCTTACTGGATATGACACTCTCATGCGTCTACAGCAACTCCTCCAGTCGCAACAGCGATTTATGGAAGAGAAGCGTGTCACCCCTACCTACAACGGTGTAAAGGGTGTACCCGGTATTGAGGCAGGTTTCATCGTTGCTACATACAACGGTGTCCCAATCATTCCTTCCAAAGATGTACAACCTGACACTCTAAGTCGTATGTACTTCCTTGACACTGACTACCTTTACTTCTCCACTGCAATCCCAACGCAGTACTTCGAGTCCGGAATTGAAACTGGTGACCCATTCGCCATCAACCGTCTTGGACAAGAAGGTATGTACCGCACAATGGGAGAACTTTGGACCACTTTCTTTGGAGGTCACGGTTCCATTCGGGATTTGAAGTGAGGAGAAAAAAAATACGGAGATGATGAAATATGGCTGGACCTTACTACAACAAAGGATTGAAGTTTACTGTTGCAACTGATGCTAACTTGGCATCGCTCGCTGTAGCAGTTGATTTGGACATGCGAACCGGTTCACCGGTCGATGAAACACGATGGTTGGATGGAGCAAATGGCGATGGTACTGCAACGGGTTCATACCCCGGCAACCTCGCTGGTTTCCTTGCAACCAACAACGACAGTACAAACCGAGCAGGTGGCTCAATGCGAATGCTCACCCTTGATTTGGGTGCTGTAACGACTGCGCCTGTTACTATTACGATTTCAAGTGGTGCAAGTGGCACTGGTGATGACCTCGATGATGGTACACCTGTAAGCAAGATTGTTGGAATTATCGGACAATCGGGTGCTTCGTCGGTTACAAAGACTGATGACCTCGAACTTACTGCGGCTGTAGCAACCGCAGGTACGGTAACTATCCTACTCGTTTGAGGTTGTTTCCTATGCCTACGGTGACCTACCTTGGTCCTTACTACGAGAGGCGTGCTCGACACGGAGCAGGTCAATGGATTCGTGATGAAACCGTCGAAGTAAGTCAAGAGTGGCTCAATGAATGGCGACACACGCTACCGTTGAGCCACTTTCGACTTGAAGGTGACGAAGGAGTAACCGTGGACGGTGGAAATGATGGTATTCCTGATTCCGGATGGAGTCGAAAGGATATACTCACATGGTTGAAAAAACAAAACGTTGATACACCAAGTGGGTACATGACCAAAACGAAGGCACTTGAACTCGTTGAGGCACATCTAAACCCGTCCGAGGAAGAGGAAGCAACAGAAGAAATTACAGGAGATGAAGAATAATGGCAGTAACAATTGACCCACGACCAACCGTTTTTGGTGACCGAATGATAGTAACAGGCTCATACGCAGCAGGTGATAGTGCAATCGACTTAAGCAGTATGCTCGCAAGTATTGACTTTGCAGGTGTAAATTCAAGCGGTCCTCTTGACTCACGACCTATTACAGACACAGGTGGTACGGACGACGAACAGTTCGTAGTATTTGGAGTCGATGTACGAATTGATGGTACAACCATTCGCCTTGCGGCTGGGTTGGCTGATTCACCAGTCACCAATACAAAGCCAACACAAGCGGGTACTTTCATTGCAATTGGTCGTCGCTCTTGAGGTGACGACACATGGCATCACTAACTAAGGTTGGTTCAAAAATTATTGGACCTCTTTCACCAAAAGAGTTCAGTGACTTGAGCACGTTGGAAACGACCATCGACACCGCTATTCAAGCGGTAAACGATGCGAGTGCAACCAACGCAGTACTCGGTACTGAATGCATTACGGTGCTTGGAAACACGTTTATCGTCGTCCTCTACCAACTCGCTTGAGGTGAGTAGGTGGGTTTTGAAGTACGCAACATTGACCTAAGCGACATGGCTCGTGCCAACAAAGAAGGCGTACGCTTTGACGTGAGTAACGTAGCCGACAAGAAAGACCATCCCTTAGCAGGGGTAACGAGTGCTCAACGTAACCGTAATCGTCATATCGGTGATGTGCTTAACATCGGAGCAGGGACACGTTGCACGCATTGCGGTTTTCTTCACTTCCTGTGGAGAGAAACCTGCGGGGCTTGCGACAAACCTATGGAATACAACTTAGGCCATCGAGATGAAACCAAACGAGCGTGATTTAATGAGTAAAGTATTCGTAAAAGCAATAGCACCACACCGACAAAAGGTGTTGCAAGGCGACAAAGAGATGCGCTTGCAACAACTTGCAAACCGAATGATGGCTGACCAAATGCGTGAAAGCGGTCAAAGCCCTACTGGTGACATGTTTACACAAGGCCGTGACAAACTCATGAGAGACATGGTGATGAATCCTGAAGCCCACAACATCAAGTTCATGGGCGAAAGAGTACCCTTTGAGGGGCAAACTTTGGGAAGTTCGCTTAGTGTGCCTGATGTAGCAGGGGAGCAAGCGGATATTGATGAAACATTTTCAGGGAGTGGGACTAAAGACGACCCGTTTGTTACCGATAATCGAGATGAAACTTTGGATTTTACAAACGAAATGCGTGACACAAGAAGTGCTGAATCCTACAAGACTGGTGATACTTCGCCAAAAACTGCACAAGAGAAACTACTTTCTGAAATTCTTGACGAAAAGGGCAACCTAAAACCTGCCAGTCAATTTATGGATAATGAAGATGATGATGACAAAGATTATGGCAATTCTCCTGAAGAACAACAAATGTTTGACCATTTGATGAGTCTTAGACCTGAAGAACAAGAAGTACTTAGGAGAAATCGCCCACAAAGCGAGGATGAACTCTTGGACCGTATGGCTCGAAAGGCTGTAAACCACATCAGCAGTTTTCGTGATGCTTGGAGTGTACTAAAACTGTGAGGGAGGAGTATGCATGCCAGTAGTATTCTCACCCGGTGAACCTGAAACAAGGCCACTCGACCCGACTGCTACTGTGTACACTACTGCCCAAAGAGTTGCTGACCTCCTTGATATTGGACCGCAAGAAGCCGTACTAATGTCGGCTACTGCTGATACCAACGCTGTATACATCACAGGTACGGACTTTCGTAATCACGGTTTTACTGTTGGTGACAAAATTAGAATATACAGTGATGCTGACCCATTCGGTAAAGAAGACTTGGAAATTTCAACCATAGGAGCGAGCACAGGTGGTGACAGTGCGGGTACAGGTCACGTCAAAATTACGTTTACTACTTCACCGATTACTGTTTCAGAATACGAAGTAGCCGACAATGGGTATGTACAAAATCAAGCCTCGTTTACCAACGGTAAAACACGAGGTATGACCAAAGCCAAAGTAGACCACGTTATCCTCAAGATGCAAGACCGCATTGATAACGTAACACACAACGCTTGGCGACCATACTTGGTGAGTGCCGAATACATTAACTTCGACACATACAAGCCATACCGACGACGGTACTATACGGATTACGTTGGTACTGCACCACTCTTATTCCGCAACGTCCAACAAATGCTACGCATCGAGTTGTGGCAGGGTGACGACTATCGAGAAATATGCGGTGCGGAGGCACGTATCAAGTTCGATGATGTGTCCAGTCTATCAAGTGCAGGTATCTACATTTCACCCGGTAATGGTAGTGTTGCTTCTCTTGAGCAAGGTACTGGTACAGGACAATGGCGTGACGATTTTGATGCTACAACTGTTGCTCAAAATTTTGCGGATTTGATAAACAAGGAAGACCGTGTGAATAAAGCAACTGTTGAGTTTTCTCCAGCGTTTAAATTGGAAGGCTCTACAGCAAACGTGGGTGTTCATAACGAATTCTTGGCAACAGCAAACAGCGATTATGGCACAGGTATAGTCAAATTAACCTCCATGCGCCCTGTCAAAGCGGGTGAAACGTGCAGTATTGTTACAACAAGTTCGGATATTGAAATCTCACAAACGCAAACAAACACGGCTACTGTAACCAGTGTATCATCGACCACTGTCAATGTGAACTCCACAACTGGCTTTGTGGATGCAGGTGTTTGTGTCAAAGGCGACACAGTATTTCGTTATTTACGTAAAACAGCAACTTCGTTTTTAGATTGTGTCGTTGTCACTGGTTCAGCATTAGGCGACATTAGTGGTACAATCACCCAAGAATCGCTTTTGGTGGATTTGCAAGGCGGTTCAAGCAGTGGAGATAACGCACGACTTCGTGATTGGTGGATGGACTTTGAGGAAGGTATTGTGTACTTCAACAACTCTTATCCTTTCTTTGAATTTAACGCAATTAAGGTGGCTTACATTTATGGTGAACGTTACTTGGAGAAAGCCATTGAAGACATCTGTACGAAGATGGTGGCTATCGAATTGCTCATGGCTGATGACCGTAGCGTGTTGATTCCCGAAGGTACTCAAAACGTTGATTTAACCAGTAAAATACAATTGTATCAATCTGAAATCGACCGAACCCTGCCGAAGTACATCGAAATGGTGGTGTTCAATTGAGAAAAAGTCCTATGGGTTATCGTGAATGGTCAAAAGAGGGCGAAAGATACCACGAAGAAGCCAACGCATTGCTATTGAAGGATGTCAATTTTCAAAGAAACCTCATTGAGCAACTTGTCAATAGCCCACCTGACCTGCGACAGCGTATGCAAAACATTGAACTTGTCGCACTTGGATTTACAATGAAAGATGGTGAAATTATCAATCAACAAGGCTT